CGGTGTTCATGGAAGAGTTACCTCCTCTAGAACCGGACCTAGTCGAGACAAGTGCTGTTTTGGTGGAACCAAGGCGCAACGCCCCAGTAACGTTGGATGAGCAGATGCGAATCCAACGCGAAGCAAGTGAGCGTGTAGCGTACACATCCACCAAACCCTTGTACTCTGATATGGTTACTCCGAAAAGTAATGTCCGCCCTGTAGCAGCAGGGCCGGCGGTCGCTCCCGCCAAGGTTCCGAAAGGACCTAAAACACCAGCAAAGGCAGCGCCTAAGAAGCCTGCCAAAACCACTAAGCCTGCTAAGAAAGCTGTGGTCGCTCCTAAAACCAATAAGAGCGCAGGCCCAAAACCAGCAACTAAGGGGACTTTACCCAAGGATGCTGGCAAGGGGCCTGGGGACAAAGGACCTAAGAAGCCAAGTTCCGAACCGAGTGGCAAAGAGCCCTCGGACAAAGATAAGGAAGAATTGAAAGCGAATCTTCTATCACAAGCAAATAGTGCAAAACCCGACCGTTTGGAATTGGCAGTTAAAGTTCCACCCAAACAGTTTATTGACCTCGCCGATGTGGCAGGGAAGATCCCGTTGGTTAACGGCAAGCAAAAGAGTGCCCACGCTGATATGAATGCCGCAAGGCACATTCTCGTGAACACTTTAATTGAGCAAGCTGTTCGGGATAACGTGGTACTACTGGATTACCAGGGTAAACCACGCGGGCCTACTTTAGTTAAAAACAACAAATCCGTTCCATACCCACACCATTGTCGAGAAGTCTTGACGATTCGTGATGTTGGGTTGGCTTCGGAATGTGGAGGATACAATAAGTGTTCCTTCAAGTTTGAGCGCCTTATGAGCGTCGATGTTGTTACACACATGACTAAAGTAGAAATCACCGCCATTCTCGAGACGAGTATTTCTCGCGGAGGAGATGGGGTGATGTTCGCAGTCTGCCATGACTACTATCGAACCCCTTGCCGTGATGTTGCGTTACAGTTGCGCAACTCCCTACCTGTCTGGATCCGGCAGGTAGAAGGCAACAATGACCCCTCTCCAGACTTGTACCAAGAATGGGTTATGTTGGGGGGCTTTGCCATTACTGACTCAAAACCACCGAAATTAGTGGTTGCGAGGGAATGGGGGCCGAGACATAAAACTCATGGTATCTTACAGCTAACACTCACAGAAGAGTTGTTGCCTGGAGAACCCTTTCAGCCTATCGCACAAGATGGGCGATTTTTGGATTGGGCCGCTCGCGGCGGTCTCAAGTTGGGTGTCTACCGCTTTAAGGATGAAGTTCCTAATAAGCGGATTATAGCCGTGTTGGCGAGTTACGTTGTTTACCGAAATGAAGAAGACACGTACCGTACCATTGCTTTGCGAACAACTGTTGAAGCGACATTGAAGTCAATCACTTTGAAGCCAGTTAATTCTGGTACCGAGCGTTCCGCTCGCCGTACTGTAGCCGCCATGGGAGAGCCTGTGGACAAGGCAACGTTCAAAGATGTACTGGAATCGTCCGTGGTGGTCGATTCGTCTTCGGAACAAGCGAAGGCTCGCATGACCTGGTGGGAACGTTGGTTTCCCCCGAGCAACATAGACGAGAAAGCACTTCTCGCCGAACGACTGGAACCCGTCGTCAACACTACTCGTCCTGTTGAGAGAGTGAGTCTTGTGACTGCCTTACCATCGTGGAAGACGATGGTAGGTCTCATCCACGCGCTACCAAAACTTATTGGAGCCGTCCCCTTTATTATACTTGCGTATAAACTCCTTCGGGCGCGCGCAACAGCAATTGTTACGCCCACGCCGACTCTTCCTTGGTACTCACGAGCTCTCAGATGGCCTGTTAATTCGGCTTCCGAGATTATAACGAGGTACAATCTGTCACACGCAGTTAATGTCGTGCAGAACAGACCCACTCCCAGTGTCTTTGACATACAGTCATTACTACGCCTGTTTACTGGCGGATTTATGTCGTTGATTGACCTGAGAGGATTCATATGGTGGCAGACTCTTACTTGGGTCTGTGGCCTAGGACCATTGTGGGAAGAAATAGTCAAAGGACTCCTTGGCGCCCTGTTCGAACGTATGTCAGGAATCGCGTCGATGGCCTATACCCCGCATATTGGGTATGGCATCGGGGAGTATCTCATCTATCGCACCCAGTTGAAATTGATTGGGAAGAGCGAGATGTACATTGCAGCAATGCGCATGTTGCCATTGTTGATGCATTGTGGTATATCCATCTTTCGGTTTCCTGTTAGAATGGCAATCCACATAGCATTCAATGCTGCTGTGTTTTATACGCAAATGCCATCCTTTGAGCCTGCTAATGATTTGCAATGGGATGGGACCACACCTGACGGTATGCTGACTCAAGAAGGCATGCCAGGGTATGTGGCAAGGGTTGATAACCTGCCTCCGATGACAAGTGGAGCGAAGGTTAGAGTGAGAGACGAGAATGGAAAGGAATTGACCCCTTACCAGTTGTCTCACTATGATGAGAAAGCAGATAGACCATGTGTTTACCCAAACACCGTGGTTTTTACACCGTTCATCCCGAGAATGCAAGCTAATGTACCGACCAATATGTATGTTGCTTTGCGGACTCGAGTGTTGCAAGAACGTCCGCATGAGGCTCTTCGAGGGCAGTGGGCGAGAATAGGACAGATACTCCACAAAGCCATCAAGTTTGACACCATTGAGTGGGTCACTTTTGAAGAATGGAATGGAAGGTATTCTGGAGCGATACAGAAGAAGAATGTCGTAGTAATGCGGCAAATTCTTCAGGATGGTTCTGGGCACATCAAGTATGTTGTCGGAGTGTTCCTCAAAATGGAACTCAATCATTCCTTCTTCTTTGTCGTGGACAAGAACGGGGATATTGTAGTGAAGGACCCCCGCAACATATCGCCCCCTACAGATCAAGGTGTAAAAATCATCGAGGGACCGTTTTACTATTCTATTGCTAAGGACATGAACCGGCAGTGGGATGGCGTTACTTGGTTCGATTGCGGACTAGGCTATGACTGTTGCGTCTTAATTAACTCTGGGCTTGATCCCGACCATGTGAATGAGTCACAAGGCCAGAGATTCGCGCGTTTAGCGCGCGCTGCATACGACTTTCTCTCCCATCGACGAGGAGTGTGGGTCGCTATTGCAGGAGACGACAACTGGATGTTAGTTAGTAACGGGAAATTCATTATTCTTATGAATTCCGACGGATCCCGATGGGACTCCTGTATAATGAGCGAAGCCTTAACCATGGAAAGTGGTTTATTCGCCCGTTTTGGAGCCGATTCGCAATATTCCGGTGTGGAAACAGAGCAGGGATCCTACGGGTCGATAGATGATATCACCCGTTTGGAGAAGGAAAACCACGCTGGACGATTCGAGTGTAAATATTATGCGGATGATGGAGTCACATTTAAAGGCAAGATGCCTGCTATGCGACACTCCGGTGACCAGAAGACCACGTTGGGTAATAATTTTGACAACGGTGGCGCTTGTCTGGCAATCAGTCAACGCATAATGAATGCACTAGACAGCACTCGAGAGGTGGTCGAAATAGGCCAACTTAAGAAGGTGGTGGTGAACGCTTGGAAGTTCCTCGGCATAAAATCGGATGTGCAGATACATACTAACCCGTTGTTAGGTGATTTCTGCTCTAGCCGGTTAATGCCTGTTGGAGACAAGTGGTACTGCGTTCCGAAATTCGGTAAGTTTTTGACCCGATTCGGATGTTCAGTAAGTTCGCCTCGTACCATTGGACAGGTTAGCGCGATATGTACTCAGTTTGAGGCTTTCGCCGATGTGCCGTTCATTGGTCCTGTCATTCAGCGCACTAAGATGTTGTCAATGGCCTTCCCTAAAGAGGACGTTGACGACGAGTTCAAGTACAGTATGCATTTCGGCACTTCCGTTAAAGTGCCCCCACCTGACGAGGAGACTTGGGGGTGGGTTCGAGATATGTACACGCTTGGTGTGTCTGAGCACAACGCCGTTCTGAGTTCAATGAATAACGTTGTGGGTTTGCCATGGGCATTGACGGTGCCTGAGGTAAACGACCTTTTCGACGTCGACCTTGAATTGGGGTTGGCGGATACCGCGCTCGGTTGCTCAGTGTTCACTATGAGCAAAGCGGTATATAAGTGGGCTATCGTCGAAGTGAAAAAATTTTGGATGCCGAAAGAAGGTAAGAAGACATCCAAGAAGGAGCGCGACGCGCGCTCCCGTGCCATGAATCCGCTTGACCCAATGCACAAGGGAAAAGCACCTCATGGAGGCGGCAAGGCTAAAGGCAAGAAAAGAGCCGGTGCCGCAGTGAGCTACGGGAACTCAGAGAAAGTCTATGCCCCGAAGATCACGTACAGTCCTGACGGAAGTATACGGATCGTGCACAAAGAGTTGGTCGGAAAGATCCTGAGTGCCGCCGTGTGGACCGTTAGTGATGGTACAGGAAAGCAAGGAGTGCAAGGAGTTTTGAATGTCGGGGGACTATACCCTGGCTTACCCTTGAACCCCGGGATGATGTCCCGGTGGTTGAGCCAGTTGACGCGCAACTTTGAACATTATCGCTTTAATAAGCTAAGGTTCAAGTACAAGACGCTCGCCGCTACCAACTCCATTGGGAATGTGATGCTGAGTCCGGACTACAATTGTACGGACAATGCTCCCGGTGACGAAGGTCAAGCCTCGTCATTTGTTGGAACTGAAGAGGCTTCCATCTGGAACAACTTCACGCTGGATTGCAGTGTGAGTGCGTTGAACCGGACAGAGAAAGCCAAGTTTTGCCGAACCACCGCCGTGCCCCCGGGGCAGGACCAGAAGACTTATGATTCTGGTCAGTTGTTTGTCGGAGTCACTGACTGCGCGAACACCGGCTACGGCATCGGCAAGTTGTGGGTGGAGTATGACGTCACACTGATGACTCCGCAGCAGCCAGTCCAGCCCCAAATTTCCATTCTTGAAGGCCACTCGTCTATCACGCCCGCAGCACCATTTGGTGTGACGCCCGTCAACACGACAGTGTCTGACTCTGGGCCGAAGCTCGAAGTTGGATCGACGACTGCCACCTTGCTAGCCAAAGGGCTGAAAGTTGGTACAGACTATTTGATCACGCAAGTGACGAAAGGTTCTGGCTTTTCTGGACCGAATATAGTGAACTATGTCAATTGGTCGACCGTAGCGTCGGATCTCAATTTGGCCGCAGGTTCCCCTACAGTCAATTCTATCACGCAACGAGTGACAGCATTGGCCAATGAAGCAGCGTATGACGCTTACTTCAATGTTGGGTCGTCCATTTCAAGTAACGTAACTACCATCACGGAGTTGCCCTCAGATTTCTGAGCGACTTTGTACCACAAGAAAAACGAAAGCCATCCCGATTGAAGACGGAGGCTGGGTAAATAAAAGCCAAAAACATTGCCAGGTGGGAACCCCTGCCATTGGCCCATGACGAGGGCCACCGGGATTAAATGCTACCGGATAACCAATTGCATGATTCCCACGTGTACAGCTACTAGTCCATTATAACTCAATGGACTTTGGAGGAGCTTCACCGCCTACGGGGC